AACCCACCGAATATACCACCGATTGTTTCTATGATACTTACAAAGTATCCTACTACTGTATCGATAACTGCTCTAAATCCTTCTGATTCATTGTATAGATAAATTGCACCTACAAGAAGCATAATTGCTATAGCACCAATTAATAATGCAGGGACTGACAATCCTAAAGCTGCAGCTAACATTGATACACCAGTTGCGACAAGTGACGCACCTGCAGAAAGTAATCCAACTACAAATGTTCCCGCCGCCATGAGGAAAGTTCCTGCACCTCTAAGAACATTCATTGCACCTTTTCCAAAAGCTGCAAATCCTTTCTTCAAGTTTTCGACACCAGTATTAAATCCTTTTTTGATTCCTTGCATCATGTTACCAGCACCTTCTTTCATGCTGTTCCAAACTGCACCAAGGTCAGAATTTAATTGTTCAGTTACTGCACTGAGTCCACCTTCTTTGAATGTTTCACCAAGACCACTGAAATAAGTTCCAGTTGCTTTAAGTCCGTTCATGATACCTGAACTAACAGAAGATATTCCTGATTTTAATCCAGCAGTAAAGTTCTGAATACCACCGACTACGTCACCAAATAAATCTTGGTTACCGAATAACATACCGACAGAATTTATATTTTCAACTACAGAATCAAATGCACCAATAAGGTCAAACCCTGTAAGGTTCTTTAAACCTTGACTAAAAGATTGTAGTCCTTGTGCAGTTTCGTCTGTTGTTTGTTTTAGTATTCCATCTAATTCTTTATTGAATTCGTCTCTTTTTTCTTTTTCAGTTTTAATTGAATCGTCAAATGTTTTAGTAATTTCTTTTGCTTTTTTGAGACGTTCTTTTTCTATTGCTTCTCTTTTCTCAACGAGATTATTAAGAGCTGCACCTTGGAGTGTGCCTTCTTTTGCACCTTGAATTTCTTTTTGTTTAAGCGCTAGAATTTCCGCATCCATTTTACCAAGAACGTTAGTTGACTTTTCTGCTGTTGCAAGTCTTTTTGCACGTGCTTCTTCTAATGAATTGAGTTCGTCATTAACTTTTTTAAAATCCGCAAAGTCGATACTACCTAATTGACCTTCCCCAGTTTTCAAACCCTCTGCTACTTGATTTAGACTATCTCTTATTTTGTTAGCCGCAAGAGCACCTTGAAATGTATTTTTATTTGAGGAACGGAAATTAGCTGCTGTGAGAGCAACCTCTTTATTTGTTTCCGCAAGAGAATCTACAATTTCTTTGAATGCAGGTTTAAGAGGTCTTGACGCCTCTTCTATCTGTTTGGTAATATCGTCTGACACTTATATGTCCTTACTTTTTATTATTGTCTGAGTCATGTTCTTTAGCCGCACTGTTTACATATAGTCCAAACCACGCCGCCCCAGCACCAACTAAGATACTGATAAGACCTGATTGTTCCATAGTAGGTGCAGGTAAACTTATGAACCACATGACAACAAAGTAAATTAAGAATATGTAAACACTTAAAAATGCTCTTGGCCATATTCTCCATGAGTCTACTGCTTTAGCAGCGAAAATCCATTTTTGCCATGGATTCTTTTTATCGTCATGTTCTAACTCAAATATTTTCTGTTTGAGGTCATTGTTTTCAGTGACCATTTCCATAAATTTGCTGAGGTCAATTTCAACCTCATTACGGCTCATGTCACCACTAAATCTTTCTCTATCATCGCCCATGTTCTATCTCCCCGATTTATACTTGGCTTGTTCATTCTTTTGCCTTTCCTGTTCTTCCTTTAGGAATTGCATGAGTAACATAATATAAATCTCCCTTTCCCATGGCATCATATTTTCAAGTTCTTCTAAACTATAGTTATGATGTTGCATCAACTGAAAGTTCGTATTGTAATAATTCAATACGCTCTCATGAGAAAGGCCTATCAAAAAAAACTTTGTAAGCCCTCCATGGTGCGAGACTGCTTCGTTCCACATACTTTACATGTGTATTCAGCATCGTAAAACACTTTAGGCATGTCATCGAAATATGAACCAAGTTTTTCTATCTGTGGGAACGTTAAGTTGTCCACAAAATCACTTAGTTCTTTTTTCGATACGTCATCTGTATCATATACATTTTCCGCATCAAATATTTCAGAAATACATTCCTTCAACATCGCAATAGGTTGTTCGTTCTGAGGTATCTTATTAACACGTTCCATAGTGTTCCAATTAGGATATCTCAATACCACACCCATTTCATCAGTAATCATAATTTTAGGTTCTACGCCCTCAGGTTTAGAAGTTTGAACTTCTTCTAAGTTCACCGTAACTTCACCTGTGCCATTGCACCCTTCTTCTTGACAAGACAAATTAATTGTAACTGTTTCTCCGACTGATACTGCTCTTACTTTAATAAACAAGAATTCAATATCAAACATTGGTAGTTTTTCAATATCTAACCAATCGTTTTCTTCAAATGCAGTTACGCCTTTGAGCATTGTCTTGATAGAATCAAGTGACCTACTTTGGTCTTCACCCTCTTTCGCAATTACTAAAACCTTTTGTTCTTTTACAAGAAAAGGTCTGAATTTAACTTCATTCCCATTACTTGGTAGCACGCACGTATACGTAGGTGCCGACTGTATTGGTAAACTCATAATTATCCTCTATTATATAATATTAACCACCACGACCAAACACATTATTAATTTTACCTAAGTTAGTGTCTAATCCTGTTAGTTTGTTCAGTAGTCTATCTCCTTTACTACCATAACGACTACCGATTGATAGCGCTTCCATGGCAACATTAAGATATCTTCTACCTTTATTTAGTGCTGAAAGCTCAGGTGGTTCAGTATATTCTACTTCCCAACCACGATATGCTAACGTGCACGAAAACTTTAAAATATTATCAGGAGTGTTTGAGTCTAATGTCATAGCTTCAAAACTCTTTGGATAACATTCATATAATTTATATTTCATAGCAGAGTTTCCGTCAACCCTGTATTGTGTAATGTCTACTTGTCCTATGTAATCAGTGTAGTATGCAAAGACTGGTTGGAGTTGGTCACCTTCACCAGCAGTGTATACTAAAGTCTGCCATGCTTCAATGATTAATCTGTCAGCAAATGTTTGGTCACAGAAAAATGTAAATGCAGTTTCACCACCGTCATTTACCGCATGAGGCATTTGTCTTTTTTGTCCGTATTCTGACCATGCAGTTGATTCAATTGTTCTGCCTGGCAATGTAGCAGTATCACAACGTAATCCTTCTAGAGACAATCCCATTGGGCCAAAAAAGTCTGCTTGGAATCTATTTGACCTTGCACCGATATCAAAGTTTGCTCTAAACTTATCGATACTTGTTCCTTTATCATTCCCACTTAAGAAATTAGAAACACCTCTTTTTATTAAATTCTTTATTGCCATTAAATTTTCCTCAACGAATCAGAATAAACTGTATTCGCATTTACATTAAAACTTTGTGTGGGTAACATTGCAACTATATCGTAATAGTCTGACTGCACCTCTTTTATATAACTGTTAAAGTAACCATATTGATATTGTTTAACGCAGGGTTTTGCCCATCTTAAATTACCAATAGACTTTACCATTTTGTAATTAATATCAAATACATTATCTTGCATATTTCCATACATAGCGTCCAGTAATCTGACTCTATATCTTGGTGCCAAGTAATGTAGGTTTAATCCCATAAAACCTGTTTTATATTTTTTAATAGGAATGCATAAAGGGAAATAATCCCAGTAAGGAAGTTTGTCTTGTGTCTTCGCATCGTAGAAAAACATATAAATTTTTCCCAACTCAACTCTTCCTGTAGCATTAAACTCGTCTAACAAGGAAGAATGACGCACTCTTATTTGTCGTAAATTATTACGGAACCAATTCATACTGTCGATACTTCTTTGGCGTAATTCGCTAGGTTTCTCGTTCTGTAAATCGTCCAGTAGTTGTCCCATACAACTATTTATGCATTTAGGTCAAATGGTCTTCCGTTAATATACGAAATTTTAATCTTCTCTCTTTACAATAGATTTCAGCTGCTTTAAATTTAGCTTGATTGACCGCATAAGTCTGTGCTTCCATAAGATATCTTTTGGAAACTCTGTGTTCAGGTTTCTTTGGGGGTTTCAATTGTTTCTTAGGTTTAACTTCTATAATTTCACGTATAGTTTGTCCCTGCGAGTTAGTATATTTGATATAAAAGTCAGGAAAATACCTATGACGTTTTCTATCAAGGGGTGAAACATAAGGAATGACCACTTCTTCTGAACCCCATTCGGAAATATTAGGGTTAGAATCAGCGTAAACCATAAATCTACGCTCCCATAACGACCTATAATAGATTTTTGTAGGGTCTCCTTTATATTTTTTGTAATTCTTAGGTTTAAACTTGCCACTGTAAGACATAAATAGATATATTACCAATTAATTTATTCAACGAAGGTATTTATGGGATTAAGCAAATTACTAGACAAAGTCAATCAAGCAAAGTCTGCTGTAGAATCAGTCAAAGGAATTCAAAACAAACTAAAAAACATTGACAAGACTACAGTTCTTGACCAATTAGGTGAACAAGCAGAAGAAGCTAAAAGAACTTTAGAAAAAAGACGAACTTCTTTAGAGAAAAATTTAGACGCAAGAAATACAGGTAAAGCAAAAGCGAAATCTACACCTTCTGGCGGAACTACAGATTTAGTATATCCAATATATGACCAATTAGATAACTATATTGTATTCTCAACTAGAGCACGTGAAGCAAGAGACGGTAAAAACGGTCAAAATCTTTTATCAAAAGATGATATAGAAATTGCACTATACGTAAAACCCGAACATTTAGCAAGTAACTTTACAGTTAACTATAAAACTCAAGGATTCGGTGCAGGTATCCGTGGACTTGCAGATATGTTTGACGGTGGTGAGTCAGGAAACTTTTTTGGAGAGGGTGGTTCACTAGAAAACTTTGCAGGTGAGGTTAAAAACATGGCGGGAGCTGCCATAAACAAACTTATGAATTCTGCTACAGGTGATTTTGTAAACTTTAGTGCTGGACGAGCAGTAAATCCAATGGAAGAACAAATGTTAGAAGGAATCGGTTTCCGTTCTTTCTCATTCTCATATGATTTCTATCCACGTTCAGAAGCAGAAGCAGACATGGTGCAACAAATTATGTATTATTTTAGAACTGCAATGTTACCTGATACATACGGTAGTTCAGAAGTAACAGAAAACGAAAACTTCTTTAACTATCCAAATATATTTGACGTATCATTCGATGGCCCAATCGCAGAAAGACTAGACGGATTTATGCCAATGGTTTGCACTGGTTGTGATATTTCTCATGGAGATACAGAGTTAGGTTTTTTCGAGAATGGACAACCAACAAAGTCTTCTATGAAAATAGACTTTACAGAAATTAAAATTGTTACTCAAGAGAACTTCCAAAAAATATCACCTATTGGAGACAAGAGTATTACACCTACTGATTACAGTATTACAGATAGAAGGACTAGAGGCGACTAATGGCAAATCAATTATTTAAGAACTTTCCCGAAGTTCAATACAAACTTAGTAACGGAAAATTTGTTACTATCAAAGATTTTTTTCGTAAAGCGAAGATAGAAGGAACACAACTTAATCAAGTAGTTGATTATACTTTTTATGAATTACAAGAAGGTGAAAGACCTGACGTAGTTGCAAGTAAACTTTATGGTAATGGTGATTTACACTGGACATTATTTCTTGCAAATGATATTACTAATTACTATGACTGGTATATGGATACCAATACCTTTCAAGAAGTTATAAACAAAAAATATCCTGGCCAAGTATTGGTTGCGTCTGTAAGCACCGATATAGTATCTGCTACTTCTAAATTTTTAATCGGTGAAGACATAACGCAGAATACAACAGAAGGTAAAATTATAAAAGTTGACCCAACTTATAATAGAATTTGGGTAGAAAGAACAAATGGTAAAGACTTTGTGGCAAATCAATTAGTTAACACAGTTCGCACCATAGACGGTGCTGTTGCAAAATCATTCACACCTACCAGTGTAAAAAATGGAATAGACGCAACTGCATATTACTATGACCCTAATGCAGGTGGAATTAATAGTTATAGATATAACAACAATACTACGGGAACCTATCAACCAAGAACGTATTACGAAAAAGAATACGAAGAAAACGAAGCGAGAAGAAAGATAAAAGTTATCAGACCTGAGTTCATACGAAGAGTTGTATCTGAATTTGAACGTGTAATGAGTGCATAATGACTGAAAAGAAAAACATGCAGGGTGGTGTATTCACTATCGATGCAATTAACCTAGTAAACCAAGAAGGCGAAAGTGTAGACATACAAAATATGGTGCACATGTTTCGCTTGTATGAAAGTATATACAATAAATTTGTTACAGGTGATATCCATATCATAGACGGTCTTGATATGTTAAAGAATTTTAAAATTACTGGTGACGAATTCATTCGTGTTGCTATCAAACAGATTGAAGGTATGGGTGAAGAAGCACCAAAAGAATTTACAATTGATAGAGACTTTAAAGTTTATAAGATAAGTGCAGTTAACAGGATAGACCAAGCGACACAAACCTACGTTTTAAAAGTATGTGACCCACGCATGTTTACTGTTAGAAATACGAGAGTGTCTAGAGTCATGCGTGGTTCATATGATAAGATGTTACAAAACGTTCTTATTAATGAAGGTCATATGAAAACAGATGAGTTTGTTCATTGGGAAGATTCAAAACCCGAAAACTGTCAAATGGTTGTTCCTAATTGGACTATTGATAAGTTCATAGACTTTACAGTTAATAATGCAGATAAAGGATTAGAAGATAAAGCGGTATATAGAAATGGTATGTTTTTCTATCAAACATTAAATGGTGGATTCTGTTTTAAAAGTATTGACGAAATGTTTCAACAAGAATTTCCTCTTAAATTTTCATATGGTTCAAGACAAGCAGATACAGAAACTGCAGACGTAGACGCAAATGCTGAAGGGGGTGTTAATACTGTGATTGAAGCAATCGAACACCCACAAAGAGCAGACACCTTAAGAGGAATGGTTGGTGGTGCATTTGCTTCAACTCAGATTACATATGACCCGATAAGAAAAGTAGACGAAATAGATTTGTATTCTATAAATGACTTGTTCAATAGAAATAGTGAAAATCATTTATCAGGTTTTCCTATGATAAGAACAGGTGAAGAAAATGAAGTCTTTGAAAAAGTTTTAACAACAGAAAATGTAACGGACGCAAAAGTATCTCCGCCAGTCACAGAGAAAGATGTTGACGCTAATTTAGGATACAAATATGATTCACTAAAAATTTATGATACTAAAATGATTCATTCTTTTGACAATGCAGATAAATTAGATACCGAAGAATCATTTAAAGGTTGGTCTGCTAAAGTTGATTCAGGTAAATTAGAACGTAGAGCAATGTTAGAAATCTTACAACAAAACAGAATTATAATTACGATACCTTTGAGAACAGATTTAAGTGTTGGAACTGTTATCGAATTAGATATCCCACCACCACAATCTTCAACAGGTGGAGTTGATATCGCAGATAAAATGAATGACAATAGATACTTGATAACTGATATTTGTGTAAATGGAGTTCCTGCTGATAAGGTAGGAAAACTATTTATTGAATGTGTAAAAGAAAGTTATGCAAAGAAAATACAAGACTATACTCCTTTAGATAACGTTGCACCACCGAGGGACAACACATGAGTAAGTGGTTATTAAATAAACTAGCACCATACGCTTTGAGATTCAGAGAATGGTCAAGAGGAAAAACTTGGATACAGATACCTTTATGGATTTTAATCTTATGGTTATTAGGATTCGCTAATCCATATTGGTGTGTATATCCTGTATGTTGGATTCAATGATGAAATTTTGGTATGGAATAGTAGAAGATAGACAAGACCCGTTAAAGATTGGCCGTGTGCGTGTGCGTGTGCACGGCGTCCATACGCACATGAAGGAACAAATAGCAACTCCTGATTTACCATGGGCACAAGTTCTTCTTCCAACTAGTTCCGCAGGTCTATCGGGATTTGGATTCGGTAACGGTCTTGTAGAAGGGTCTACGGTATTTGGATTTTGGAGAGACGAAGATTACATGCAAGACCCAGTGGTTCTTGGTGTAGCGGCTGGAATGCCTGCACAGGGTTCTCGTATTACAATCAAAGACGAATTGATACAGAGAAAGATTGAAGACGGATTCAATGACCCAAGAAGATTAACTGTAGCAGACTATGCTGAAACTCCTGACGGTGAAACACCTACGCATGACAGGACTAGAAGTTTTGGATTAACAACTGCATTGGATACTGCACCTAAACATGTCAAGTCTCTTACGGTAAACTATGACGGAACAGGTTCAACTATAGAAGAGGTCACACTTACCGAAGACGATTTACCTTACTATCCAAAATACTATGACGCTTCAGATTTAAATGATAACACAACAGGTATTGCAACATATACTCATAGAAGTTTTACAAAAGTTGTAGACGATAAAGTTGAGAATTTAAAACACGTAAACACAAAAGAAATCTTTACAGACAATACAAAGAAAAGAGCAGTAGACGAAGAATGGTCATTCCCTGTATCACCTGCTAAACCAGTATACCCATATAACAAATCAGTCACTACTGAGTCAGGACATATTTTAGAATTAGACGATACTCTTGGTGTAGAAAGAATCGCATTAGAACATAGAAGTGGAACATTCCAAGAGATACACCCTGACGGTTCACAGGTAACTAGAATTGTAAATGATAATTATACTGTAGTTGCAAAAGACGATAAAATAATTGTTGGTGGTAACGTAGACGTGTCTGTCGAAAAGGGTAATGTTAGAATTGCAGTAGCAACAGGTAATGCAGATATCTATGTAGCAGGACAAACAGATTTAATGGTAGACGGAAATGTAAATGCAAGTATAGGTGGAACATTAAATGCAGACGTAGTTGGTAATACAACATTCACTTCACCTGAAACTCTTATGACTACAAATTTAACAGTTGACGGTAACGTTCATATTACTGGAACAACACATTCAGTTGGTGACGTATCAACTGACGCTGGAAATGCTCCGACACTTGCAACCCATAAACATAAATCAACTTCTAAAGATACGGGTGTTGGTGCTAATGCAGGAGTTAAAACAGATACTACAATTCCTGATGCATAATTTAGAGAGGTTGTATAAATAGAAGTATGGCAGACTTAAAATCAGAAGGACAAAACGTTGCAAACACAAAACTCTATGCAGATATAGATTTTAGGTTTAAACCACACCCAATTACTGGTGACGTAACTATCAAATATGACAGTGACGCTATCAGACGTGCAGTCAGAAATATTGTTCTAACTAATTTTTATGAAAGACCATTCAAACCAAGTTTGGGGTCTTCGATAAGAAATCAATTATTTGAATTAGATACAGATAGAAAGACAAGAAGACTTGCACGAAAAGTTCAAAAAATTATAGAAGACTTTGAACCAAGAGTAGAGAAGGTAAAAGTTTTATTAGGTGAAGTATCAGATAGAAATGAAATGAATGTGACTATTTTTTACAATATAAAAAACAGCGCCCAACAACAAGAAATGGATTTTACCGTTAACAGGGCAAGATAGGGGACACTAAATGGCAGTTAAAAGTTCAGCACTAAATGTAACTGATTTAGACTTTGACGATATAAGTCAAAATCTGAAAAGTTATTTAAAGGGACAAGACAGTTTAAAAGATTACGACTTTGAAGGTTCAACACTTTCAATGTTAATAGACTTACTTGCATATTCATCACATATCGGGGCAGTGAATACAAACATAGCTGCTTCAGAGTTATTTTTAGACTCCGCACAAATGAGAAAGAACGTTGTATCTCGTGCGAAGGATTTAGGTTTTACTCCTGCTTCAGAAACTGCCTCTACAGCAATCATTGACCTAACCATGAACAACGTAAGAAATGCAGACGGAACTTATCCGAGTGCAAATGAAATGGCGATTCCTGCAGGAACTAGATTCTCAACTATGTATGACGGTAAAGCATACAATTTTGTTTGTAGTGCAGGTGTAACACCTCTTTCAAATTCAAAAAGTTTTACTTACCAAGGTGTTAATTTAAAACAAGGAACAAACGCAAGTGATATATTTGTTTATGATAGACAAATATCAAATCCTAAATTTGTATTGAGTCAAGGAAGAATAGATAGGACTGCATTAACTGTATCTGTAAACTCAGGTGGAGTAAGCACTGCATACGCACTTGCAAGTGATATCTCAAATATTCTTTCTACAAGTCAAGTATACTTTACTCAAGAAAATGAAGACGGATTTACCGAAGTATATTTTGGTGACGGTAGTATTGGTGCAGAATTAAATGACGGAGATATCATTACAGTTCAATATACTATTGTAGACATAACACATGCTAATGGTGCAAATACATTTACTCTTACAGACGCAATAAATGGATTTTCAGATTCAACAGTAGTAGTAACAAGTCCTGCACAAGGTGGTGCAGAGAAAGAAAGTGTAGAGTCGATAAAATTTAAAGCAACGAAATTCTATTCTTCACAAAATAGATTGGTTACCTTGAATGACTACAAGGCGAAAGTATCAGAATATTATCCAAATGCAGACGCAGTTGCAGTATGGGGTGGTGAAGATAATGACCCACCAACTTATGGTAAAGTTTTTGTTGCAATCAAACCTTTAAACAGCGACTACCTATCTGATACAGAAAAAACTTTAGTTAAACAAAATCTAAACAAACTTAATATGATTACAGTAAGACCTGAAATTGTAGACGCAGAAATTATTAAAATTATGATTACTACTGTATTCAAGTATAACGAAAAATTAACAGATTTAACAAGCGGTGAGTTAGAAACTTTAGTTAAGAACACTATCATACAATATGATACAGATAATCTTAACAATTTCGATAGTATATTCAGACATTCAAATCTTCTTAAAACTATTGACGAGTCTGATAGTTCAATTCTATCAAACATATCTAACGTAAGACTTAAACTTAAGAAAAAGATTTTATTACTAGGTCAAAATGCTGGTATAACAGTAGACTTTGGTAATCCGTTGTATAATCCACACTCAGGGCACAATGCAGGTGCTGGTGGTATTACAGCGACAACAGGATTTTACATTAGTGGCGATACTACCAACATCATGTATTTTGATGATGACGGTTCAGGTAAGATTCGTAGATATTATCTATCAGGTTCTACAAGAATCTATCAAGATAATGAAGCGGGAACTATCACATACGGCACTGGTAAAATATCAATCAATTCTTTGAACATAACCTCAACGGTTAATTCAGACAATACGATTGATTTCACTTTAATACCTAACTCAAATGATGTTATTGCTAAAAGAGGTTCGTTAATCGATATCTCTTCTGCTGATATCAAGGTCACAAGTGAATTGGACACCGTTGCAAGCGGTGAATCGAGTGCTGGTGTAGGATTTACTCCAACATCAACCTCGACTTATTAACCATGGATAAAGCGGTCAGGAGTCCCCTGAGTAGTTTACCATTAAATTGGATTAAAATAGGAGAAAATTCAAATGGCAGATAAAAAAATATCAGCGTTGACAGCAGTAGCGGACGCAGACATAGGCGGTGATGATTTACTTCACATCGTTGACAATCCTGGCGGAACGCCAGTAAACAAAAAGATGACTATTGCTCAACTTTTTGAAAATATCCCAACTCATTTAGCGGTTGACGATATTACAACAGTAACAGCAACTGCAAGTAACCTTGCTTCTTCTTTCGCAACTGCGATTGATTTATCAGGTGCTTCAGGTAACGTTGCATTTACGTTAGACAACGGAACAGACGTTGGTCAGTTAAAATTGATTTATCAAAAAACTGAACCTGCAAGTTCTCATGCGGCTAACATTACTGTAACTAGTTTCGGAAGTGGAACAAGTTCAAGTAACCAAATCGTTCAAGATACTTTGGGTGATGCAGTTATTTGTGTTTGGGACGGTTCTAACTGGTTTGTTTTAGCAAACTTTAACAGCACAGTTACACTATCATAATGAGCGGAATTGGAAGCGTAGACAAACTTTTACCTAGACTAAACAGTCTAGTTCCCGACTTTGTTCAGTCAGAGTCGCCAGAGTTTGTCGCCTTCCTAAAAGCTTATTTTGAGTTTCTAGAACATGAAACAATAGTTCTCAAAAGTCAATCGACTATTGATAACTTCGGTTTGGAAGATGGAAGCGGTGACATATTATTTGAAACCGCAACCATCTCTCCTTCCCAAACAGATACTAATAAAATATTATTAGAACAATCCGCAGATAACCCTGATATAAATGCTGACCCTTTTGTAACAGGAGAATATATTGTCGGTAATACATCTAAATCAGTTGCAAAAATAAATGTTGTTAACGGAACACAAATGTTCGTTAAAACAATATCAGGAATGGGTTTCAAAGCAAATGAAACTGTAACTGGAAGAACTAGTAATCAAACAGGTATTGTTTCCGCATATAAAGAATCAACAATTCGTGCAAACAATAAACTATTAGATTACTCAGACATAGATAAAACAACGGAATCATTCTTAGATTATTTCCAAAAAGATTTCATGCCCTCTCTTGACGCAAGTTTAAATGCAAATAAGAGAACAACAATAAAACATATCAGAGACCTTTACCAAAAGAAAGGTTCACCTGATTCATTAAAGTTCCTTTTAAGACTTCTATATGGGCAAGAAGCAGAGGTAACATATCCATACGATAATACAATTAAGTCAAGTGATTCTTCTTACGGTTCTGAAAGAAGAATGGTAATTAATGTTCCTATAATTAAAGACTTACCAAAAGCAACAGACACGATTACTGAATATGATTCAGGTGTAATCTATGCACAAGGTATTATTAATATTGTTTATCCTGTATCAGGTTCGGATACATTATACTCACTTGATATTACAAATATAGCAAGTAAAGAGTTTAGACAAGGTTCTACTATAGAATTAAAAGATAGAGATACTAAAGAAACAAGAGAAGGAACTGTTTCGGGTATCATACAAACTTTCAATCAAAATGATTCTTCCATATATCTTGACCACGGAGATAGTGGTGATATTCTTTTAGAAGACGGTAGTGGTTTATTATTTGAAGGAAGTTTTGCTTCAGCGGGTTCACTATATGCTGACAACGACAAGATTGATTTTCAAGGTGCAAAAGATAATAATACAGCTGAGGTTGCTACTTCTGTAATTGAAGGAATACAAACAGGTTCTGTAGAAGAAGTTTATATTGAAGATGACGGTTCAGGTTATGAAGGTGGCGATATGGTTATCTTTGATAATAGAGGAACCAACGGAGACGGTGCATTTGGTATGATTGGTTCTGCTGGAGACGAACTATTCCAAGAAGCAGGAACAAGATTTGGATACTATCAATTTACCGCAACAGCAGGACAAACAGTTTTTAGTGGTTATGATAATTACGGACAACAAGTAATTTATGAAGACCACAACAGACACGTTTTTGTAAATGACGTAGAACAAACAACAGGATTTAGCACACAAGGAAGTATACTAACTTTCAATTCAGGATTAAGTGCTGGTGACCAAGTAGAAATCTATACGGAGTATATGAGAATTCTACAAGAGGACGGTTCAGTAGTAAATCTTGAAACAACAAATTCAAATATAAGAAAAGTAACTCTAATTAATAAAGGAACAGGTTACTCAAGTTTACCATTATGTGGCCCAGGCGGATACATTTATCCCGCTTCTTTAACTGGATTCACTGCAGGTGAAGTTATAACAGGACAAGCGGGTGCAACAGCAGTAATCGCTTTAGTTAATAACGAAAAAGGTAGACTAGAAGTATATCGTAGACCAACAGATACAGGAAGTTTTAATACCAATGAAACATTAACTGGTGGTGGTAGTGGAACAGTATCCACTATTGTTCAACACCAAGTTTCTTCGGGAACAGGTGCAAAATTATTTGCATTCTCAAAAAGTATTGGTAGAGTTGGAACACTTAATTTACAAACACAAGGTCATTCATATCTTTCAGATGCACATGTAGCTGCTTCTTCGACATATCCTATGTTGATATCCGCACCAAGTGTTGCATTATCAAGAGACACAATCATAACAGGTGCAGTATCAGGTTCAACTGCAAGTGTGATTGACTTTAATTCTAATACACAACTTTTAAAAGTTAAAGATATGACTAATATGTTTTTAGAAAATGAAAACGTAACATATCCAAATGGTGGAACCTTTAAAATTCATGCATTCAATCCTTTCACTGGTAGAGGAACAATGGCAGGTGAAGGATTTATAAACAAGGGAACAACCAGTGACATAGGTGCTCTATCAGTTTCAGGACAATCAATTACAGATAGTAAATTTTATTAATCGCATTCTTATGTTGTAAGAATAGGTGAGAGTATCAACAAGTTCCGTTCAATAGTAAAAGATTTAGTTCACCCTGCAGGACATATATTCTTTGGTGAAGTTGCGGTAACTAATAATGTTTCCATGAACGTTGCAGACGCAGACCATGTAAAATTTAGACCGACTATTGTTATTAATGCTGGTGGAACCGATGACTTTACAGACGCAAGTGTTGGATTAGCAAATAGAACTGGACAAAGACAAGAAGTAGAAATATACTCATTATCTACAGAAGAACATGACTTAGCATATGCACCAATGATTGCATTAGTTAATGAATCGATACCAAGTCCAAGCACAGACCCAAGAACAGGTGGGTCGATTACTGAACCAAGAACAGAACATGGTGATTCTTCGCACAGACAAAGACATATAAACATTCTTAAGATTGTTTCCAAAAATGCAGAAGTCAATCAGGTTGGTATGTGGACACCAACAGGTGGTATTCCAACAACCATATCTTTAGAAAGTGGTGACGGAACCTTTGACCCATACTTTGTTCTACAAACAAATGTAAATGGTGGGCCAGAAAGAAGACCTACACGTAACGGTAAACCTCTTCCAATAAATCCACACCATGAAGAAGTTCTTGTTTTAGAAGACAATACAAGAATTGAAATGGAAGAAGTCGTATGTAAATTAAGAATGGAACCTAGAAGAAATGCAGAAGTTAAAGGCGACTTTGGTGACGTAATGGTAATGGAAGACGGAACAACCATGCGTCTTGAAAGTGCAACAACAATTGAAGAGGTTAATTATTTTGTAACAGAAAGAACAAGAGAAAATTTAATAGAAAGATATATGCAAACCGAAGACGGTTATTCTATTACTATGGAAGACGATAGTAGATTAGTTGTAGAGGGGGTCAGTGAGAATGCTGTAACCTCGTCATTTGTATCTTTCGGAACTTCGTTTAATGACCTAAATATAATCAGTGGTCAACAAGTATATGATATTGCATATTATATTAAAGACGAAACAGATAATGACGACTTCTTATTAGAAGACGGCACAGGTGTTATCATGAGTGAAGTCTCAAAACCCGAAGGACTTAGAATCCAAGACATGGAAACTTTCTTCCCTAACACCTTTATCCCAAAATTTTCCGACCATGCTAGAGATAGAACTAACATAACTTACTCAGCATACGTTAAATCGGGAACAAATTAATTTTTATAACAACAGTTGTTATAAATAGAAGTATAAATACATTATATCTTAGGAGATAGAATCAAATGGCAGCAATAATTACAGAAAAGTTTCGTATACACAATGCGAGACAATTTAAAGAGGACTTTGGTGAAGCAGCTTCGTCAACATTCCTTTTCATAGGACGACCACAACAGTGGGACGCATCAGACACAACCCCAACACCTTCAAACTCTATTGGAGAGATGGTAGACGCATATACAGATATGATAGCAATGAAGAAAATAAGTTCTTCTGACGTATCACATGCTTTGGTAAGAAGGGATTGGACAACAGGAACAACTTATGACGAGTATGCACATGATTATAGTGCAACAAATACTTCTCCTGCTTCTTCATCGAATAACTTGTATGATTCAAGATACTTTGTTATTACTGATGACTATAATGTATATAAATGTATAAGAACAGGAAGAGATAGTTCAGGTAACGTAGTTGCATCTACAGTTAAACCTACAGGAACTGCTACAACACCATTTCTAGTATCTGACTCAGGAGCTGCCGCTAACCGAGGATACATTTGGAAATACATGTATTCAGTTTCTGCTTCCGAAACTATCAAGTTCGTAACAAACGATTTTATTCCAGTAAAAACATTAGGTGCACAAACAGAAGTCAATGGTGACTTAGGTGCATTTGGTTCCGCAGGTTCAGATGACGGTTCTACACAATATGACGTAGAGTTAGCTGCCGTGGACGGTGGTATCCACCACGTAGTAGTTAGTAATGGTGGTGCAGGATATACTAATGGAACTTACGCTAGTGTCCCAGTAGTTGGAGACGGAAGTGGCGCAACAGTATCAGTCGTGGTATCAGGTGGTGCAGTAACAGAAGTTTTCGTGCAAACAATAGGTTCACATGAAGGAACTGGTTACAGACGTGCTTCAATTAATATTGACGACATTTCAGGAATCGGAACACCTTCAACAAGTGCAGTAGTAAAACCAATCATATCACCAATATATGGACATGGTGCTAATCCAATTGAAGAATTGGGTGGAATATACGTTATCGTAAATTCAAGATTAGAATTCGCAGAAGGAAGTGGTGACTTCCCAGTCGATAATGATTTCAGACGAATCGGTCTAATTCAAGACCCATTCCAAGACGACACTACTACAGTTTCAACAGACTCAACTTTAAGTGCAATGTATAAAATGACACTAAGTTCAGTATCAGGTCTTGCAAAAGACGATACAATTCTAAGTGCGAGTTCTGACGGAACAGGTGTTGCAAAAAGCACAATAGTTTCAATTGACACAAGTAATAAATTTGTTTATCATTTACCTCAAGCAAATAGTAAAGGTGAATACGTGAACTTCGCAACTAGTGGAACAAATACAGTATTTGTAGGTTCTACAAACATAGGAACAGTTAGTGCAGTTGATTCAGATTATCCCGAAGTGCAACCACATTCGGGTGAAATCATTTACATAGAGAACAGAGGTGCGGTATCTAGGGCTTCAGACCAAATTGAAGATATCAAACTTATTGTTCAGATGTAATTGATAATTAAAAAGAGATAAAAATATGCCTGAGAAAGTAGACTTAAATGTATCGCCCTATTATGACGATTATAATGAAGATAGTAAGTATCATAAGGTGCTTTATCGTCCTAGTAGACCAATACAAGCAAGAGAGTTAACTCAAGGTCAATCTATTCTTCAAAACCAAATCGAACGATTTGGTGACCACATGTTCAAAGAAGGAAGTATCATTACTGGTGCTGAATCTAATGTGGACATGGACGTTATCTATGTAAAAGTAGAAAGTTCAAATCCTAATAGTTTAGGAACAGTAGGCGTAGAAAATTACAGAACTTCTTTTGATACCAAATACCTTCAAGGTAAAACTTCGGGAGTTGTTGCACAGGTTGTAACTTCATATGCAGAAACTACTTCTGATGCGATTACCTATATTGTCAGAAATTATAAATCAGGAACTGACACAGACAACTCAAGTAGATTCTCCGCAGGAGAAGAACTTCAAGAAGTAGTTATAGACTCAAGTGGTAATGCTACTTCAGCAAGTAACAATAACGAATTAAAAGTAAAAGACTCAACACATACCCCAGTAGGACGTTCTTCATTAGCAGAAATCCAAGAAGGGGTTGTATTTGTTAGAGGATTTTTTGTTAAAGTTAGTAAACAACAAATAACACTTGAAAAATATTCAGGTTCACCTAGTTATAGAGTTGGTCTAGAAATTGCAGAAACCCTAGTGGGAACTTCTGGCGACTCTACACTTTTTGATAACGCACAAGGTTCTTCTAACGAGAATGCCGCTGGTGCTGACAGATTAAAAATTGAATTAACTTTAGCAAAACATCTTATAGACGCAACAACAGACGCAAACTTCGTTGAATTAATGAGAGTTAATAATGGAGTAATGGAACTATCTATTCAAAGACCTGAATACAATGCATTCCAAAGTCTTCTTGCACAGAGAACATTCGATACTTCGGGTGACTTTATTGTAAGACAGTTTGTGCCTATTCTTAAAGAACATTTAGATGACGGAACTAATGGTGGTATTTACTCTACACTTAATGGTGGAGATAGTAATCAATTCTGTATAAAAGTATCTGCTGGTAAAGCATATGTCAAAGGTTATGATGTAGAGAGACCAGTTGGTTCAACAATAGCAATTAAAAAGGCAAGAAACACTGCAAGTCTAACAGGTGCATCGACACCAGTCAGACTCGGTAACTTTATTAAAATCAAAAACTCACATGGTCTTCCTGAGTTTGGTAACGAAGCAGGAACAGACGCACAATCACCATATGGTATCGTTAAATTATTTGACGGCGTAATAGCAACGCCTGGAACTGAAAATTCACTCTCATCAACAAGTAGACAAATTGGTTTTGCAAGAATTAGAAATTTTGATTTCGATACTGCAGGAACTTCTAACAGTGATGAAGTGTGGGATAATGCAACTAGATTTAATGCATATCTTTTTGATATCAAAATGTTTACTGCTCTCAGATACAGTAACCATTCAGGAACTGCAGTAGTAGGTGATAAAGTAACAGGTTCAGTTTCGGGTGCAACAGGAATTATTGCATATGACCATACAGCTGCTTCTGGCGGTGGAACCAACGGTGCATTATTTGTCCATGACGTAGTTGGAACATTTACCTCAGCAGACGCAATTAGTTCGACAAACGGAACGTTTGCAATGACAACTGCTCAACACATTGGTGAAAACTTTTGTGGAACAGATAACCAAGTTAGAACATATAATATAGATAGAGTTCGTGGAATTTCACAAGCACCCAAAACAGGAACGAGAGAAACATTTACTGGTGACGTATTTACAGATAACGACTTTATCTTAACAGGACAAGCAACAATTAATGGAACTGCATTAACAGGTTTTGCAAGTAAGTTTACTTCTGAATTAAAAGAAGGTGACATAGTTATTGACGGTGCTGGTGCAGAACAAGTTGTATCATCAGTAACAAGTGATACAGCTGTTGTATTAACTGCAAGTGCAGCTGCATTATCAAACACAAACGTAACAAGAAGAAGAACAAGAGTATTTCTTCAAGACCAAACTGCATCTATCTATGCATGGCCGAGAGACTATGTAAAAACACATGCACCTGACCAAGTTCAAGTAAGAAGGTCACAAAACGTAACAATATCAAGTGGTGCGATTACATTATCAAGTGGTTCTGCTGAAACATTCTCAACAAGAACAAATGATAATTATGTATTCTCATGTGTTGAAGCTTCAACAAATGGTTCAGCAACTTTCGCCGCTGGAGATATGATTGACGTAGTTAATAATTTAGCTGGTAGTCCTTTTACAGATAGTATAGTTGGTAATAACTTAGAGATTAGTGGTTTCCCAACTGCAGATAATGGCGCAATTCTAAAAGTAACATTTACTGTAGATATTAATACACCAGTCAACAGAGATAAATCATTAAAACAAGCAAGGTGTTTATCAGTAGTAAATAGTAGAACAACAGGTGGATTCTATGGAACATGTTATAATGATAAAGAAATATCATTAGGTGTTGCAGACTGTTATAAAGTTCGTGCGGTGTATGAAGGTGACGGGGTTAACGCACCTTTACCGCCTTCAGCAACTTTTACAGAAACTTCAAATCCTGCTGTTGCATTCCAAAGTTTTGAAGTTGTTAAAGGTAATACCTCAGACGCACGTGCAATCATTGTAAATTATAATGGTTCTGCTAATAAAAGTTTCTTTTACTATCAAGGTAATTCAGTTTTCACAGAAGGTGAAACTATTATAGGACAAACTTCTAAAGCAGTAGGAACAGTTACAGCTGTTACAAGTGGTGCAACAAATATAACTTCAAGATATTTATTTGACGATGGTCAAAGAGACGGATTCTATGACCATGGTAAATTAGTTCTTAAACCAGGCACACCACCTGCAAACAACAGATTACTAATATTATTTGATTACTTTACTTCAACAGGTAATGGTGATTTCTTTGACGTTAATTCATATGCAGGTTTAGAATATGAAGAAATACCAACTTATGTTCCTAGTAAAGTGGACTTAGGTGGTTTGGAACCTGACGGTGAATTTGAATTAGCAGACGCAGTAGACTTTAGACCAGTATTAGGTCAGATTTTAGGAACCTCTACCTTTAGTTCAGCTGCTCCGAATCCTGAAGCACCAATAAACTTAAGTGATACTACTGCTGGTGCAGTGTCTTCACCATTCTCATACTTTAGTAAATCATTTGAAGAAGCTGTTACAGGTGTTTCAGCTACAGGTGCTAGTGCGGTAGACGTTCCAGTCCCAGGCTCAAATGTAGTTGGTGATATTTCATTCTATGTTGGAAGAATCGATAAAGTCTTCTTACATCAAGACGGTGAATTCCAAATATCTCAAGGAACTCCTTCCCTAACTCCTATGAAACCAAAAGGACTCGATGACGCTATCGAATTATATGAGTTGAGAATTCCACCTTACACTGATGATTTAAAGAAAGTAAGATTAAGAAGTGTAGACCATAGAAGGTTTACAATGAAAGATATCGGTAAGATATCTAACCGTGTTGCAAACTTAGAAAGGTTGACAACATTATCTCTACTAGAAAGAGATACACAAACAATGCAATTCCAAGACGAAGACGGACTTGATAGATTCAAATCAGGTTTTGTTGTGGATTCATTTAAAGGACATAATATTGGAGACGTTAATCACTTAGATTATAATTGTGCGATTGACACAAAATCAGGCGTATTAAGACCTAAGAGTTTCCAAAACTTTTTTGACATAGAATTAGATACAGTTAATAGTTCAAACTATCAAAAAACTGGTGACTTAATTACCTTACCTTATACAAGTAGAACATATGTAAATCAAAGTAAAGCGTCAAGGGCAATGAATGTCAACCCATATCACGTATTTGCATTTATTGGAAATGTTAGTTTAACACCTGCATCAGATATATGGCAAGACCAAACACAATTACCCGAAGTAAGAATAAACAGAGAAGGTAACTTTGACGCACTATTAGCTGAAAGTGGAGACCTCGGAACTGTTTGGAATTCATGGCAAACAACATGGGTTGGAGAACCTACAACTACATCTACAGAAGTTCTTTCAACTTCTAGTGGTTCATGGAGTGGAGACCCAGCACAAGGTGGTGAATGGGTATCAGGAACAGAAGTATCTAGAGAAATTACAAACACAGTAGAAACACAAAGTAGAACTGGTATTAGAACTACAGTAGTAGAAGACTTTGTAGAAGATAGAAATGACAGAGTTGTAAGTATATCTGTTATTCCATTTATCCGTGCTCAAACAATTGAGATTGACGCTGTAAACTTAAAACCTGATTCATTCCATTACGTATACTTTGACAGTCAAGACGTAAATGCATTTGTAAGACCTTTCAATGCAACGTATTCACAAGACGGTGGAACGACTGCAAGTTCAGGAATTAAAGCAGACGGTAACGGTAGAGTTCGTGCATATTTTGATTTACCTAATAATAGTGTAAATAGATTCGCAACTGGACAAAGAGATTTAAAAGTAACTTCAAGTTTTTACAACGAATCAAATCCTTCATCAGCTGGTGATGCGTCATTCAGTGCACAAGGATTATTACAAGCTAACCAAACTGAAATTATTTCTACTAGAAATGGTAGAGTGGTTATGGGTGCAACTAGTAGTAACAGACAGATAACAAGACGTGGTGAGGTAATGAACTCACGAAACGTAGATACTGACCCACCACCACGTCCACAACCAGTGGTTCCAGTTCCTGCAGTTCCACCAACACCGCCCCCTGTTCCGCCAGAGGTTCCGCCTGTTGACCCACCACCTTTTAATTTTAATATACCTATTAATGCAATTGGTGAAGCAGGTTTTACTTTTGACTTCCCTGAATTTGGATTTATGGGGTGGAGAGACCCACTTGCACAATCATTCTTGGTTGATAAGACTGGTGGTATGTATCTAACAGAAATAGACTTGTTCTTTAAAACAAAAGATGAAAGTTTACCTGTATCTGTAGAACTTAGAAACATGGTTAATGGATATCCTGGCCAAATTATATTACCATTCTCAGAAGTTACAAAAAATCCTGCAGATGTTAATTTAACACAGGACGGTTCAACCGCAACAACATTTACATTCCCAAGTCCAGTATTTTTAGAAGAAGGACAGGAATATTGTTTCGTGGTTCTTTCAAATTCTGATAAGTATGAAGCATACATTTCAAGAATGGGTGAAACAGACTTAATAACTGGACAAACAATTTCAGGACAACCATATGCTGGTTCATTGTTTATGTCACAAAACTCTTCGACATGGACTGCAGAACAAACAGACGATTTGAAGTTCCATATGAAGTATGCATCTTTTGATACTGCAAAAATACCAGTTGTCAAATTTAATAACAAAAGTTTATCTGCTTCACCTTTACAAGCAAATCCGATTGAATCATATGTTGGAACAAATTACGTAAGAGTTTATTCTTTCAGTCATGGTATGTATGATACTAGTTCTAACGCTGTGATAGCAGGAGTAACGGGAGAAGCTATAGGTGGAGTAATTAATATTGAAGCAGAAGGTTCAATGGCAACAACTGGAACTCTTCCTGCAGATGGGTCTTATAATGACCTTGCAACAACTAATGACGGAAGTGGAACAGGTTGCACCGTAGATATAACAATAGCTTCGGGTGCAATAAGTTCAGTTAAAATTTCAAATCCAGGCTTCGGATATTTAGCTACCAACGCATTAACAGTTACTAACTTTGGTAGTGCAACAAATACTGTTGCAATTGATATTGATACCGTAGACCAAACAATTGGTGGTATTCCAGTATCAGCTATTAATGGAACATATACTTCTATTGCAAATATAGATATCGATAGTTACACAGTAATACCTGACCTATCAGGCACAGACCTTAAATCAGGTTACGTAGCATTATCAAGCACACAAAGTGGTGGAACAGATGTAACTGCACAGAGAAACTATTACTTTGATACAATACATACAATGATACCAAGTGTTCAATTAAAGAATACATTGTTGCACACTAACATTAGAACAACTGCAATGAAATCGCCAGAAGGTGTAGGTGGAACTGCATATAGTAAAACAAACACTGCAGAGTTTATCACATTGAACGATAACCACTTCTTAGACCAACCAGCGATTGTTGCTTCACCAATTAATGAAACCAATGAAATGGCAAGTGTAAGTTCGTTCACTGTTACTTTACAAATGCAATCACCAAGAAGTAACTTGTCACCTATGATTGACGTTTCTTCATTAGGTGCATTAGGTATCATGAACAGACTAAACAATATAGACAGTAGTTCAGACCTTGCGACAGGACTTACATATGTGGATTCTACGGAAGCTGACGGTGATAACAACGCATTTGTTTACTGCACAAGAAAAGTGTCTCTGGCTACGCCTGGCACCGCTGTGAAGGTTATGTTAGACGGGTTTAGACCTGCAAATACAGATTTAAAAGTTTTATTTAAAGTATTAGAAAATGATAATTCAACACCATTTGATGATGTTGGTTGGACATTCTTTAATACGGACGGTTCGCCTGATGTTACAGTAGGTAATGACGCAAGAAACTTTAAGGAATATAATTACACAGTTGAAGGACTTGCAGAATTCTCAGCATTCGCAGTTAAGATTGTAGGACAATCAACAAATACAAGTAAAGTTCCATTAGTAAGTAACTTGAGGGCGATTGCATTAGCAACGTAATAATATGTCTAAGTTTGCATATGAAAAAGGACATAGTAAAGTAGAAGGACATTCTTTACTAATTAGAGAAGAAAGTTCAAGTGCGATTATCAATAATGATGTCGCAGGGTATCAAGCTGCTATAAGAAGAAAGAAAGTCTTTCAGATACAGCGAGATGAAATAAATATGTTAAAAGATGAAATGGGTGAGATAAAACAACTATTAGGTGAAATATTAGAGAGAACAAATGGCAAAAACAGTTGACCAATTTAGCACGTTAGAAAATTTTAGAACTCGTTACAACGACCTTGCATCAGACGTTGGGGATATCTCTGGCTTAAGAACTGACGTTACAGGAAATCTAATAGACGCAATCAACAGTATAGAAGATAAAACATTCTTCTATCAAGAGTTTCTTTATACTGCAACTGCTTCTCAAACTGCATTTACAGGAAATGACGCATTTAGTAATGACTTAGTATTCAAGAAAGATAGAATACAGGTTTATAAAAATGGTTCATTGTTAAGGGTTGGTGACGATTATGTTTTAGCAAGTCAACAATCAGACGGAACATTCAAACAGATTACACTTATTTCAGGTGCAAGTTCAGGTGATAAAATCGCTATACATGCTTTCACTGGTTCGTTCTTAACGGTTCAAGGTGGTGGTGTAGGTGGTAGTTCTTTATTCACAGAAACTGCAAACAATACAATTTTTAACCATAACAGTAATGGTATAATATTAAACGCAAACAATACTCCTTCTATAACTTCATTAGATACTGGTGTAAATATTCAGTTAGAAGGTGTAACTAAAGTTGACGGTAATTTATCAGTTGATACTGGACACACATTTACCGCTCCAACAATTACAGACGGAACAATATCAATAACTGGTGGTAACCTTACTAACGCAACAAGTATAACTTCTACTGCATTTGCTGGTAACTTGACAGGCGATGTAACAGGTGATACTACAGGAACACACATTGGGCCGTTAACTTCGAGTTCAGGAAATGTTCAGGTTACAGCAGCTACATACATAACAGAATTTAGAGGTGGTGGTTCTACCGAAGGGCAGATTAAACTTAACTGTCACGTTAACTCTCATGGTCAAACAATTAAACCACAACCACATAGTGCAAATGTTACAAATACTTTAACACTCCCTGCTGGTGGAGACCAAGAGTTAGTTGGAACAAGTGCAACTCAAACATTAACAAATAAAACTATTACAGGGACTTTTACTGGTTCATTAACAGGAACTACTTCTGATATTTCTAATCATAGTATCACAGGATTAAGTGACGTTCATGGAACACCTAGTGACGGACAGATACTTGTTTATAGTTCAAGCAATAGTAGGTATGAACCTACAAACCAAAATACTTCTGACAGTGTAACAGAGGGTTCAAGTAATTTATATTTCACAAATGAAAGAGTTGACGATAGAGTTAATTCATTATTAGTTGGTGGAACAGGTATCTCATTAACATATGACGATGCAGGTAATTCTTTAACTATTAATGGAAATGCTTTATATGGTGACGAAGATGTTTTAGACTTCTTAGGTGGCGGTGGACTAGTCGGTGGAAATGGTATCGACCTATCATATGATGACGCCGCTAATACATTAACCATTCACAGTGATATTGAAGGTGGTTCAGGTCTGCTTGCAGTTACAGAAGCAACAGGATTAAACACTATAAATATCGGCGCAGGTAAAGGAATAAAAGTTAACGCAGATGACGTGCAACTTGACTACGAAGTAACTAACTCAACCCCAGGCTCAGTTGGTTCTACACCCGATGGTCACCTTTGGTTTGTGATATAGTGAATGAGTAATGTGTAATGGCAGACGAAATATATATAAACACCAAGAATGCTCCACATAGTCAAGTAGGTCAACTCGGGCCTACAGGAACCTTTCAACAAAGTTATGACGGGCAAAGACAACTAACTGGTAGACTTCAAAACCAAAGAGCTGTAACTGGTCAAACTCCATTTACATATCAAAATAGATATCCATTTACGTATCCTGCAAGTGCAAGAGGAAGAACTCCTTCTACATATCAGGCAAGGTATCCTTATCCTGCTAATACACTAGTAAGATATCCATTTACATATCCTGCAATAGGAAGAAACCCATATCCTGCAGGTGCACAAGGTAGATATCCATTTAATTATCAAGCAAGATATCCATTTCCTACTACGTATCAGGCAAGACAACCAAGTAATTATCAAGCAAGATATCCATTTACATATCCTGCTAATGCGAGAGGACAAGCACCGTATACTTATCCTGCTAATGCACGACAAGCTTATCCTGCAAGTGCACAAACACCGTATCCTGCAAATGCATCGACACGAGTTCAATCAGCAACCCAAGTAAACTACAATTATACTACTCAAGTAAGTTTTCAGGGGCCACACCAACAACCGACTCCATATAATTTCCCTGTTGGTCTTGGTGGTAAATTAGGTGATGCACAGGTGCCTGGCCAAGCACAGAACACTACTCAAGGCCCATATACTGGGCCTCAACCTGCGGTAGGAAGAAGACCTTTTTCTTATCCAGCGGCAAGAACGGTATCAGGAACTTCCCAGTATCCCGAAGGTGAAGGTGGAGTTCAGTTTGGTCGTTTTCCGATACCTTATACGTTTACTCAATTCTATCAATTTGAACCTAGAAGTCAAGCCTCACAACCATTTACATATCAGGCAAGGTCACCATCAAATTATCAAGCACGAAATCCATTTACTTATCAGGCAAGTGCACAGACAAGATATCCATTTACGTATCAAGCAAACGCTAGAGGAAGATATCCTGCAAATGCACAAACAGCTTATCCTGCAAATACTAATGCACAAGGAAGATATCCTGCAAGTGCACAAGGTAGATATCCATTTAATTATCAAGCACAACAACCATTTCCGTATCAAGCAAATGCTAGAGGAAATACGCCGTCTACTTATCAAGCACAAGGAAGGTATCCTGCAAACGCACAAAACAGATATCCATATAACTACCAAGCGAACGCAAGAGGAACATATCCTGCAAATGCACAGAATCCTTATCCGTTCCAACAGAATTATCAAAATCCTTATCCGTATACGCAACCTTATCCAACCACTAGACCTATTGGAAATGTTGCTAAGGCAAAAGGTATTTACATAAATGATGCAGGAACTTTAAGAAAATTACAAGAAGTATATGTAAATAACCAAGGAAGTTTAGAAAAAATTCACCAAACAGTTCCTGCACCGCAATTCCAAAAGTAATTAGGTATAAATAGTTAAATGGCAGTAATAGCAAACATATACATAGACCAAGGAACTGACTTTACTGTGCAAGTTGATTGCACAGATACTGCTGGTGACGTATTGAATCTTACAGGTTATACTCCTACTGCCCAAATTAGAAAAACATATGGTTCTTCTAATGCGACTGCAACCTTCACTTGTTCACATACAGGAGTTGGTGGTGTAGTTAATATGTCTTTAACTGATGTTCAAACAACTGCTATTGAATCGGGGCGATACGTCTATGACTTAATGGTAACAGACGGAAGTGGTGTTAAAAGTCGTATAGTGGAAGGACAAGCAATTGTAACCCCAGGCGTAACGAGGTAAAAATGTCAACAATTAAAGGAAGATTGAGAGGAACAGGTAATATCAAGGTGCAAACTTTAAAAGTTGGTGCAACGGACGTTAATCTATCAACAAAATCTATACAAGAACTTCAAGACGTAGACGCTACTGAAACTGATAAAGGGTATCTTCAATACGACCAAGCTTCTGATAAATGGAAAACCACGTCAACTATTGACGGTGGCACTTTCTAATCGTATAAATAGTATAAGACACAAATCAAGGGAACAACCAGTGAGTTCCGACCCACAACGTGAGTGGATAGGTTTCATTATGGATATACCCATGTGGGAATAAACTAACAGAATTATACGAGGAAAATATAAATGGCAACAGTAATTCAAATTAAAAGAACGACTGGTGTTTCTAGCCCAACTACATCGAATCTATCTGAATCGGAAATGGCGTATGTCCAAGACCGTTCAAATGATGGTGCTTCCTCTAAGTTGTTCATTGAGTCTGTAGACTCAAGTTCTAATCCAGTTATACATGAAATCGGTGGTAAATACTTCACTGATATTATTAAAGGTTCGACACCTACTCCTGCCAACTTAATTGTTGGTAATAGTGCAACTGCTGGTGCAAGTATTCAACTAAGAGAAGATTCTGACAACGGTTCTAATTTTGTTGCTTTGAAATCGCCAGATTCAATGGCGTCAAATGTAACATTTACTATGATGTCAGCAGACGGTTCTGCTAATCAGGTAATAGAAACCGATGGTGCAGGAAATTTAAGTTTTAGGACAGTAACATCAACAATTGACGGTGCAACAGACACCAATATCACTTCAGCAGCTGACGGTGCAATGTTACTGTATGATACAGGAACATCTAAATGGATAGATAACGTAATGTCAGGTGACGCTACAATGGCGGACACTGGTGTTATGACTATTTCAAATGACGCAGTCACACTTGCTAAAATTGCAGACGCAGTTATCATTACCGAATCAGAAGGTATTTCAGGTAATGACGTAGACACAGGATTCCCGACAGCGGCTGCTGTTAAGGACTATGTTGATTCAAACATAACTGCACAAGACTTAGATATTACAGGTGATTCAGGAACAGGTGCAGTAGACTTAGATTCCCAAACTTTAAATATCGTAGGAACATCAAATGAAGTTGATACATCAGTAAGTGGTCAAACAGTTACAGTAGGTTTACCTAGTGACGTAATAATAGGAAACAACTTATCAGTTACAGGTAACTTCACAGTTAACGGCACAACTACAACTGTTAACTCTACAACTACAACTGTAGACGACCCAATCTTTACAGTTGGTGGAGATTCAGCGCCAGGTTCAGACGATAACAAAGATAGAGGTATTGAGTTTAGATACCATGACGGTTCTTCTGCTAAAGTAGGTTTCTTTGGTTTTGACGATTCCACAAGTAAGTTCACGTTTATTGCAGACGCTACAAACACTTCCGAAGTATTCTCAGGTTCAGCAGGTAATGTTGCATTTGGAAACATGGAAGGTGTTGGTTTAGCATTAAGTGGTTCAATAACTTCCGTAGACGGTTCAGCACCAACAGACGGTCAATTATTAATTGGTCATAGTTCAAATGGTGACTTCCAAGCTGCTACTTTGACAGCAGGTGAAGGTATTGATATTACTAACGCAGGTGGAAGTATAACAATTGACGGAGAAGACGCAACAACTTCAAATAAAGGTATCGCAAGTTTTGCTAGTGCAAACTTCACTGTATCAAGTGGTGCAGTAACTATCACTGGTATTGACGGTGGGACATTTTAATTATTAGAATAGGGTAAAACATGGCAACAGTCATAACGTTCAAGAAGTCTTCGACTCAGAACGCTGTTCCAACAACCTCAGATATCACTCTAGGTGAGTTGGCAGTAAATACTTACCACGGTAGGTTTTATACTGAGAAGAATGACGGTTCGGCTGCCATTGTAGAAGTAGGGTCTAATCCTGCATCATTCACTATTAATGACGCAATCACATTCCCCACTTCCGATGGTTCAGCAGACCAAGTTATAGTAACCGATGGTTCGGGTGCTTTATCGTGGGCAGACCAAAGTGGTGGTGGAAGTTATGGAACTGGAAATACTTTTACCTATACACTAACAGGAACTACAACTACAATATCAGGTAATGACGATGATGGGCAAGCATTGTCATACGATATCGGAAAAGAAGCAGTATATCTAAACGGTGTATTATTACAAGACGGTGGTGTCGATTACGCAACAACAAGTTCCTCAGTTATCACTCTTCAAGCAAATGGAGAAAGTGGTGATGTTCTCTGTGTTAAAACACCTAAACAGCCAGGTGCATTAGTTGAAAGTTCATCTTCAGCATTAACAACTACTAATGCAGACCAAACTATTCTTTCGATTGCTTCTGCTGGGACAAAGTCAACTAAAATATCTTTGACTGCAGTTCATTCAACAGGTTCACATTCATGTGAAGTAGTTATGGGTAATGACGGAAGTAGTGCATTCTTTTCACAATATGGTGACGTAACAACTACAGGGGCATTTTTGTATACTTTATCTACAACAATGTCAAGTGGTAATCAAATATTAAGAGCGACACCTGCTAATACTAATACAACTTTCTTTTTAACCTACAGTAGGTTACCAGCACTTAAAGACGGTGAGTTGACAACTACAGCTACAACTGCAGACCAAACTCTTGATTCACAATCAACTGCGTATGAAGGATTAAAATATTCATTACTTGCAGTCCATTCGAGTGGAACACACGCATGTGAGGTTGTCGTAGGAACAGACGGAACCGATAGTTACTTCTCACAATATGGTGATGTGGTAACATCAGGTGTTCTATTCTCTCTAAATACATCAGTTAGTTCAGGAAATACTAATCTATTGGTAACTCCTGCTAATACTAATACTACGTTCTATTGGAGCGTGACTAAGAGAGGAGAGTAATGCCTAAATCATTAGCATTCAAACTTGCAGAAGTATCTAGACACATCTATTACGATAGTGCTAATGACGATATTGTTGTAAGTAAAGAATTAGTATCCTCAAGAAGAAAGTCAGGTTCAACAACAACTACTGCAACTACTCAAGTTGCATTAGATACGTTTGCAATCGCAACATATTCTACTGCAAGATATATTGTTTCTGTAACTCAAGGTTCAGATTATCACTCTACAGAAATTGTAATATCACATGACGGAACTACTGCAGACATTCTTGAATATGGAACATTGAGGTCAGGTAGTGATTTAGCTACATTCAGTGCAGATATTTCAGGTAGTAACGCAAGACTATTAATCACTCCCGCCTCTACGTCTTCAACAGTATTTAAATTTGATAGCCAATTAGTAGAATCTTAATCTTACAAAGCTCCTTTATT